GCATAGTAAGCGGATTAAAATCGTAATCTCTGGGATTATAAACTATATACTCATCAAACGCTGGTTCCTTTGAAAGTCCCTGAATTAAGAACTCTTTTGCGTGCCTATATTTCCCTTGCTTTATAAATAATTCTCCCAGTTGAAGATAGCCGTCTGGATACCAAGGTCTTCTTTCTATAACCTTTTGCGAGCATTTAATTGAATTTTCTATGTCGCCCAATGCGAAGTAACAACCAGCCATACGTCCAAGTGCTGTTATTACCTCTATCTCAGATGACGATAGTTCTAGAAACTTATTATAACCCTCTATCGCCTCCCTATGATTTCCAAGTGATAAGTTGGCATTCGCTATAAGCCATAAATTTCGTGGGTCTTTTTTATCTTTAGATAGACACTCTTCAGCTATTTCAAGATTTCTTCTCTTGGCGTTTTCTATCCTTATCTTATCTGTCATATGTTTGACCTGAACGTCTTTTATAAAATAAGACGACAATTCACGTTGTTCCTCAAAGTCTTCGTGGATACTTCCAACCCATTTTACGCATCCGTTGTTTTTGATTATCCTCGTTTTTCTGTGCCTTACAACACATACTCCGTATTCATCAAAGTCATATAAGTAGTCCATTACTCCTGCGTCTATTTTTTCTTCGTCCATTTTGTCTACTACATTGAAAAGATAGTCTGAACCGAGTATGACGTCATCAACATCGCACCAGAAAATATAATCCCCAGTAGCTTTTGAGAAGTTAAACTCTCTTGCTTTTGAAAAGTCATTTACCCACTTAAATGTAGATACCTTAGCTTCGTATTCATTACATACCTCAATTAACTCTTTTTTGTTTTTCTCGTCTGGAAATTCTCCGCTTGTTATCGTGATACATATTTCATTTACAAAATGACCTACGGAGGCTAAACATCTATTAAGTAATTCTTTCGGTTCTTTATCGCTTACAATTAGGCATAGTGAAAGTTTTGACATTTTAGTACTTTTCAAAAGTTACAAGTTTTTTAAAGTTCTTTGCAAACCAGGATAGTTCATCTTTATCAACAAGAAATTTGGGATTATCAAGCGTTCTCTCAAATACATTAAATAAATCACCTGGGATAGAAGTAAAAAATCTCATATCCATTTCCTGGTCAGAACCAAATACGTTTGCCCTTGAATCCCTGACTTCCTTTATGTGGTCAAGCCAAGCCTTATACCTTTGAGGATATTTACTTGCGTACCACCTTATTGTTTCCTCTATGAAGTTTCTTCTTAGTTTTTTTTGATATTCTTCCATAACTCGCTTTGATTCGTCTCGGGGGGGAACGAATCAAGTCCCCCCCGAAAACGAGTTAACTACTAACCAATGTTGAACCCTGAAGCGAACCAGTTGGAGTCTTGGTTTTTGACCTCTAAGGTCATAGCACCCCAAACTGCTTTTTGCTCATACGTTCCCTGAGACGCAACATCTTTGATGATTGGCTCAGCGTAGTAAGCAATTTTCAGTTTCTCGGGTCTTATTGCCAAAACTCTTCCAGTAGCATCTCCGGATTGCTGAACATATCTGTGAACGTGAATTGCCACTCTTCCAAACGAACCTCCATCATAGACATCAATGAAGTCAGTAACTTTGGCTTCAGTGTCCATCATAAACTTCGTAGCGGAAGCGGTAAATCCGTCAATAGCTGATTTCAGGTAAGAACCAACAAAAATGTCAGTAGCTACCTCTCCATTGCTATTGTCGTAGTTGTTCTTCATCAACCCCTTTAGGATTGAAGCTGAGAACGCAGTTCCAGAACTATGGGCAGTAGTATTGGTTGACTTACTGATAGCCTCTATAATACCACTCATTTTGGGAGTAGTACCAGAAGCACCAGATGTTAACGTAGACCTAACAAGGTCGAATTCAGCTGAGTTTCCCCAGTTGCTTAACGCCTTGGTCGTCTGCCTGGCCAATTCATCTTCATTAGTGTACTTCTGAGCCTCACTTTGAGACCACGAAACCCTAAATGGTTTAGCGATAAACTCAACGATATTGGTCAGTCTTGACGGCGTAGTCAGTGCGTTGTAGCTAAAATCACCTGTTTCAGCTACCGCTGCCGACGCAGCAGTGTCAAGAGTATCAGTCAACGTAGAATGAACTGGGTCAGTCGCAACACTCTTGCCTAAATTCTGAAGGAACCAGGTTTCCTTAGCTGTTAATATTTCTACTAACGGCCTAACGGAATCCTTCCTTGAACTATCAGAATATGTCCGTAAAATGTTATCTCCTGTCATAATATTCAGAGAATATCATTGGGCAGGCTAGATAAACTACTTAGAAAGGAACTCTCTTACGAGTGCCTCCTTGTCTTCTACTGAGTCGCTTTTCGCAACCTTTTGAGCAAGTTCATTTATCTTATTAGCCTTACCTTGGGATATTCTCGATTTGCTTTCAACACCTACAAACTGTTCTTGCTCTTTAGCTTTTTCCGACTCGGATTTCGAGGTAATAAGGTCTTTGAGTCCTGACTCATAGGCCTCCTCTAAAGATACACCCTTGCCTTTTGCAACAGAAGTAATCAGTTCAAGGGAATTTTTAGCTTCTGGATGTTTTCCGAGAAACTCCATTTCCTGAACCTTCGCTTTTAATTGAGATACCTCTGAATCTTGAAGATTAGTCTTTTCTCCGTTTTCAGCACTTTTGACTGCGGCGTTAGCTTCAGTCATTATCCTGTCAAAGGAGTCAGCCTTATCTTTAAGTTCCTTCGGGTTTTTCCCAACAAAGCTGGAAAGTTCTTTATAGTGTTTCTCAAAATCTTCCACGCTTTTGAATTCCCTGCCAGTTACTTTCTTGATGTATCCAAGGTCAACTGGTTTTTGTTTTGATTCACTAGAATCTCCACTCCCAGTTTCTCCACCCTGGTCGGTAGAAACATCATTCTCTCCTTCTGGAGAGCTAACGTCCTGCTCTTCAGGGTTGGTAGATTCTTGGTTTGTTTCTTGCATAATTTTGCTAAGAACTTATCCCCTTATAGGGCGGGGTTGCCCTTTCGACTTTTAGTAATCTATCTCTTGTAGATTTTTAATTGGATTTTGTTCCTCCTCCGATTGTTTCTTCTGGAACTTTTCTAACTCTCCATTCTGGTAAATATCTGATAATGTATTCTCTATTATTTCTATTGCCATTTTAGCCGCCAGCAATAAATTCAGGTTATCTTGCTGTGCGTTTCTAACTGTATCTATCGCATTTGTATGATATGCCAGCCGTTCTAAATACCATTGGAATGGCCTTGATTTTACCATTTCTCTTATTTCTTGTGGTGAGGGTTGTTTCATTTCTTTTTTCCCATTATTGATACATAACAAACGGCAGTAGCTGACTCCTTTTTGGACTTGCCCTTATATGGCTTAAAGTCTGGGTCTTTCATCCTGCTATTTACGCACCTTTCCATTTCGTCCCACTTTTCTTTTGGAACATTGTTCCACGGCATTTTGTTTAAACCAATTAGGAATAATTACTTTTTTAGGCGACTTACCGCCAATAGACAGCTTTCTTGTTTTATCTCCATATGTTCTTAGTGTATTGTCTTCCATATTACACTCCTCTGGTACTCATAGCACCGCTTTCTGCTGTGCTAGCCTCACCGACCATTTCCGTTTCCTCAAGTTTTCTCGGTGCTTTCATTGAGGGAACGTTCATCGCTGGTGCTTGCTGGGCAACCTCCTCTTTCATTTTAAGGAATCTAGCCCCACCGATTCCCATTAAGTCAAGTATCTCCTTGAATACGGCATCTATATCTATATTTACTCCTGGAATATTGGAGTATGTCATAAGCATATCATTGAGTTGTTTCACTATAACCGACTTATTGAACGATTCATTCGTTATATTCACCTCAACCTCATACTCCCAACCCTTTAACTTATTCTTTTCCACTGAAATGTATCTAGACTTTTTAAATCTGCCAAGCCCCTGCTTAATCATTGACCTTATGTGTTCAAGAAATCCCATTGGAGGTATTCCCTTCCCAGATGCCAAGCTATTTACTATAACCTCATTTATCTTGTGATTTATAAAGTTTTCGTCTATCTCTTTCAGTTCTTTAGCTGAACCGATTATAGATACAACTTCCTTATCTTTTATAATCTCAAGCAATAGGGGGATTATGTGCCTTTCAAATACTCTTGATAAGAATATTCCGAGACTTTCCTGTATCAGGTCAAATCCACTCCTCATACCCCTTTCCTGTAATACAGCTGTCGTTGCCGGCTGTGAAGCTGGCAGTGATTCTCCTCTCCCAACGTCCCAAGCACCAGTAGTTCTCTGCCCCCAGTTATACACAACCTGTTCGTCTTTGTATGAAGAACCCTGTATATCAGATACAGCAAGTTCCTGTATGTCATCCATTCTGGTAACTGGGATAGCACCGCCAGAGATAAGAGAACTTATTAACTGCTGTGTTATTCCAGAACCCTTTCTGTACTTGAATAAACCTATTTGCGTTATCCTAGCCTTGTTTAATCTTAAATTGACTGTTTCATTTATATAAGACTGAAGATTCATCAGAATCTCTCCAACCCCCCTTCCGTGCCACCTTCCAAATATCTTCCTAAACCTACACTCCTCATAGGGTTTAACTCCAGTTTTATTCTCTATTATCTTGTGAACAACTGGCGATTTCTCGAGATTAGAAACTATCGCCACTGCGTCAACCCACGTTGTCCTATCTTCTTCTTTGCCCGTTATACAAAACAACGGAAGTTCTCCCCATCTTTCGTATATTTCAACATAAGGCACTTGCGTCCTTGTATCTACATTTTTACCATTAAGTATCCCGAGCTTTCCAACGTTTGTGTATCCCTGTAAATAATGTATATTATCCCAGGGATATTTTTCCGCCTCAGACAACCTTAGTACGTTTCTTTCTATACAGGAACCAGCACCCTGGATGTTTTCCTCGGTCGGGTCTATAAAGAAGTTAGTGGAATCAACTATCTTTGATTTAAGCACTTGCTTTTTGAGCTTCTTATCGTAGTTCTTAAAGGTTTTCAGTATAACCGTTCCGTCAATGCAGAATATCCTTATAAGCTCAGTTAACAGCTCTCCAAAGAAGTTCTTCCTCATAAAATACTTAAGAAGATACTCAAGTATTGTAGCTGACGCTGTTCCGTTT